TACATAAGACAAAAATAAACTACTTGACAACATTCCAAAAGTGCATTATAATAACTATATAGGTAAACAACATAGACTATCGTTGATTGATTCTTTATGTTAATTGGTAGTAGTCTATATTCACAGTTACGACATAGACTATATTAACTATAACGATACCTATATTACCCGCAAGCGAGTGCATTATCGATTGTCCCAGTCAGTCCAATAGTCTTCTGGGTCTTCAGAATCTAAACCACCATCGATATACCCGTTATCATCAATCAACGATTCAGTCATAGCAGTATCTGATTCATTCATTAGGTCTTGCCTAACTTGTATCGGGATATAAGCCTCAATCGTTTTAAGACAATCTGAGCATAGTTCCACATATTGCCTAGTGATACCATGCTTTATGGTAGCCTCGAAGTCAGTTAATGACGCATTGCAACATTGGCATCTCATTTAGAAATCTCCTTCTGTGAATTCTTCGGCTATCTCTTTCCAATATGCTTTGACCTTGTCAATAACATCTTGTGGCGCCGTGTTAGGTTCATAATCTTCTTCAATCTCTAATTGACCTAAAGCCTCATACCAATTAGATTCTTCAGCCCAATAGTAAACCCCACCAGACGATAAGGCAGACTCTAGCGCCTCAAGATAAGCCTCTTCGTTAAAATCATCATCTTCTGGTTCATAATACCTATCATTGTTATATTTCATAAAAACCTCTCCATTCAATTTAAATTGATTAAGTAATACCAACACATCACCAACACTAAGAAAACCTCTCTAAAGCCCTCTAAATCAATTCTAGAGGTATTCCCAAGTATAGCATAATACTACACCAACAAGATGATACACAACATAGGCTAAAACTAGGTATGTCATGCCCCAAAATAGTGCAGTTTTCATGGTTTATTCTCTTCCATGGGTTCAGAGTGTTTTTGTGAAAGTATCTCCATGAAATCAGAATACCATTTATCAAATTCATTAATCCCATACATAAGCCTAAATTGTGGGTCATAAAGCCTCATTGACATAAATTCCATGTAATAGTCAAATTTATCCATTTTGTTCTTCCTCAATCAATAGTTTTAGTTCTTCTAAAGCCTCGGATTCTGTTGCAAATCCATCTAAACTCATAATTTCAGACCATCTAACGCACCATAAATTATAAGTGTCTGAAGTTTCGTCATCATCTAAAAATACATAAGGTCTAAATTCTGTTTTCATGTTTGTAAGCCTCTCTAGCATTGTGAATATTCATCCATAAGTTAAACAGTTCTCCATCAGATAAGCGCCATAAGTGTTTCTGATACTCTGGGTCAGTTTTACCCTCAAGATAACCTAGGTCTTTCCATATTTCATATTGCATTTCTGAGCGTGTCATTATTACCCTTTCATATAGTCTAAGCGCTGAAATGTTTCCATGTCTGTATAGCCTGATTCATGGATGCGATATAGTGTAGTTAAATATCGTTTAGGGTCTGATTCATCTAACCATATATTTATGTCAATAGTGTTATCCCAAGCAGTCCAATAGTCCTCTAAGATAAAATCTATTTCTTCTGGTTTGTGGGTATCTTTTATACCCTCGATTATTCCCTTAACATAGGCTTTAATCTCGTTTAGTTCGTTATCGGATAAGTTCTCTATATTGTTTGTCATAACTATATCTCCTCTTTAGCGGGTTCAAACTTCGGGCAATCATCATCTAATTCGCAATAGTCTGCCACTCCTGAATCATATCCTAACTTATATAAGTGTTTATGTGAATCGCTCATGTTTTCATAAGTGCCATTCTCAAAATAGCCTGACGCTCTGCCTTGCCAATAACCTAAAGCATATGGGAAAGCATCTTTTAAGAATTGTTTTGTTGGATAATCTTTCATAATTAAACCCCTTTCATAGATAGAAAACAATAACATAAACAGCAGTTAAACAAGTATATAAACATACTCCCGTAAGCAGTAAAGATTTAAGCATTTTCATCCTCGTTTAAATCAGAATAGACTTCCTCTTCATTTAATCTAAAATCATTCTCTACATTAACATAATGCCTTGCTATTTCGTGAAAGTTTACCTCCCGAAATGAGGCGTTCATTACATCAGCGAAAAACCCTGACTCAATATCGGGCATCATATCGACAAACATATCGTTGATTCTTTCCGCTACTAAGTTTGTGATTGTGTCTAAATCCTCATATGACCCGAAATAATCGCCTGTAATCATAGCGATTTGTTCAGACATACGCCAATCGTTATCAATCCACAGATTAGCGTTCCAAGTTTCGTAGTTTGTCCATCCATTGTATTTATTAGACATGATTATTCTCCCTTATATCCTAAATAAAACTCATCTTCTGAGCCGTTTAGCGTGATTCCATCTTGCCAAGTTAAACCAATACAAGATTCGTTATGATTACAACAAATCAAGTATTGCCCTAATTTGTCGCAAATAACATCATAGGCGCTGTTTTTCCAATGAACCGAATCCCCGTGCGATACTGCTTGTTTAATTTGTTCTAAGTTCATGATTAAACCCCTTTTACTAAGTTATCAAAATAATCCTGTGGCATTGATACGGCACAATGCGCCCATTTATTTATATGCCGTGTAGTGGTGTTAGACCATTTATGAGAGGTCTTATAAAACTGTCCATCTTTCCAACTTGCTACTGGTGTCTCATAACTGAATAGCACTTGTGTGCCATCATTGAGTAACAATTCTGTCATATTTGACGCTATTGGTTTGATTCTCATAATTTGATTCTCCAAAGTTAGGATAATGCTAAGTTTAAGTTTACTACTAAATATATTCCCGATACAAGCAAGTATTCGAGATAGTGCTACTGCATGAACCATTAGGGATAAATTCAGGCGCATCTAATGTTCCGTAAGTGCAAAATATCAATTCATCACCAAATTTACCCCAAATTGCCTTTTCTGTGAATTGATACAATACAATGCTTTTCTTTGATTCTGAGTAGTTAATCATTTTAATCCCTTTCAAGTGTGTTTAAGTGTTTACAGTCTATCCCTATCGCTAATGATTCGCAATAGGGATAAACCCTAGGTTATGCTAAACAATCGTATCCGTTATGCGCTGGGTCGTATTGGTGTTTCTCACAATATGCTTTCCAATCCTCGTAACTAATCGAATCCTTTAGAGTATTGTATTCATGAACCCAATTGCTAAGGCGTGGTGATTTGTTCCAGAGGTCTGAATACTTGGCGATATAAAAAGACAGTATTGCTAGGCGTTCCTGCTTTGCTTTAGTGGTCTGTTGTTTCATTTTGTTTGCTCTCCTGTTGTTTACTGTATATACAGTTTAACGGCTAAGGCACTGTATCGTCTATTAGGATAAACCCTAAGTTATTGATTGATTGTTGCTATCGATAATGAATCTTGATAGTCTAAATCTATTGGTCTATGTTGGTCTATGTTGCACTATGTTGCACTAAATAGGTGCATCATCAACCCATACACTCACGCTATCAACCAACACAGGTCAATAGTATTTAACTATGATGACAAGTAAGTAAGCACTCACTAACCTAGCACTATATTGGTGCAAGGATAATGTAAGTAAGCACTAACTAACATAGGGGGGAGGGGTTGGCTGTGTTGTGTAATGTTGGCGGAGCCTCCATAGCATACAAAAAAGTAAAATAAGACTATGTTAATTGATAAAAAAGGGACATAGTCAATAATGATGTATGTTATTGATTAATAAAGAATAATAAAATAGGGACAGAGTCGTCGTAAATGCTCACTCCGTAGGAGGTCGCTGTTGTCCCCAGCGGAGACCTATATTGTCTAGGCAGACCCGCTGAATCTGCACAGTCGCAGACGACTATGCTACCGTCTATGTTGTTGTTTTATAAGAAGTGTAAAAATAATACTTGACAAAATCGTAAAAGTATGCTAAAATCGCCTTACAAGTTCAAGCAACACACTATAAAGAATCGTGTAAGCCCTGCAAGCAGTGAATTATTATAGCACAACTAAACCACCGCTAAACCACTTGGTGAAAAACAATTACCAAGAAACCCCCTGATAGCGAAAGGCTTAGTCTAACGACAGCATACTATAGTAACTATAGGGCTTCTTAAAAAATTTCTGTCTTTCCCTTTAAGGATAAAAAGGCTTTATGTTAGAAGTTGAAAAACAATTATCTACCGAAGATGCACAGTCTTCAGACGATGGTGGTGTCTTAAAAAAGAAGCGACCAAAGCTGGTTAGACGAGAAGTTGTCGATGGTAAACCTGTTCGTGGTCGTCCCTCCAAGAAGGCGATTGCTAAGAAAAAGAATCCCGGCATTGTGGGGAGACCGCCGGGCGACGCAGCACGAATAGCAGAGTTTAAAGCAAGGCTGTTGGCGACACATGGTGATAGCGTGATTGAGAAGATAATCACCACCGCCCTACAAGATGGACATCCTGCACAGGGAGCAATGCTAAAGTTCTGTGGAGAACGATTGTTGCCTCTGTCGAGCTTTGAAGGAAAGACTGGTGGAGGAACACCGCAGATTTCAATTAATATCAGCGGACTAACAAATCCAACGATAGAAGCAGAAGAAGTCATTGATAACGATGTTACTGATGTAACCATTAAGGACATCGATGAATCTTGATTTTAAACTGCTAAAGTGGCAACAAACAGTATTTAAGGACCAGACCCGATTCAAAGTAATTGCTGCTGGTCGCCGTTGTGGTAAGAGTAGATTATCAGCAGTAACCCTATTGATTGAGGGGTTAAATTGTCCTGAAGGTTCTAGTGTGATGTATGTGGCACCAACCCTAGGACAAGCCCGGACGATTATGTGGGACTTGTTGATGGACTTAGGAAAGCCTGTCATCAAATCTGCTCACATCAACAACCTTGAGATAACTTTGGTTAACGGCAAGAAAATCCTCATTCGAGGCGCTGATAACCAAGACTCTTTGCGTGGTGTGTCTTTGTCGTACTTGGTAATGGACGAGGTCGCTTTTATCAAGTCAGAGATTTGGGAACGAGTACTTCGTGCTGCTTTGTCGGATAAAAAAGGTAGAGCCATGTTTATCTCTACTCCATCTGGACGAAACCATTTCTATGAGTGGTTTCAATTAGGACAGAGTGGAGACGATGCAGATTGGAAGTCTTGGCACTTTACCACCGCTGACAATGAAACGATTGACCCAAAAGAGATTGAGGCTGCAAAAAGAACACTCAGCAGCTTTGCATTCGGACAAGAATATCTGTCTTCCTTCAATAATGCTGGTGCAGGATTATTTAAAGAAGAGTGGATTAAGTTTGGCGATGAACCTGACATTGGTTCGTGGTATATTGCGGTAGACTTAGCTGGCTTTGAAGATGTCGCTAAAAGCGCCAACGCCACTAAGAAAAGACTAGACCAGTCCGCTATCGCAGTTGTAAAAGTAACCGATGATGGTACTTGGTTTGTCGATAAGATTGAAGCTGGTCGCTGGGACATACAGACTACTGCACTTAATATTTTAAAGAATATTAGAGAGTATGAACCTCTAGCAGTTGGCATCGAGCGAGGGGCGCTAAAGAATGCAGTATTGCCTTACCTCAGTGATTTGATGCGAAAGAACAACTGTTACGCTCATATCTTAGATTTGACGCATGGCAATAAGAAAAAAGTAGATAGGATTGTTTGGGCTTTACAAGGTCGCTTCGAGCATGGACGAGTTATACTCAATGCTGAAGAAGACTTTGAAGAGTTTGTTGACCAACTACTAATGTTTCCAACCGCACAGGTGCATGATGACTTACCTGATGCGTTAAGCTATATCGACCAACTCGCTGTCACGAGCTACAGTATTGACAACGACGAAGACGATTGGCAAGCATTAGATGTGGTTAGTGGCTATTAATAAAGGACTAAAATGGCTGAAAATATGGACATGAACGAAAGCACTGTTTGGGAAGAACCTTCCGAATCAGATAAAGAATTAACAGCATTCGTTATTCAACATTGCGACAGATGGAGAGACTCCAGAGACGAGAACTATTTAGAAGATTGGAAAGAGTACGAAAGAATCTTCCGTGGTGTCTGGGCTGACGAAGACAAGACACGAGAGTCCGAGCGTAGTCGCTTAATTAGTCCAGCTACTCAGCAAGCGGTAGAAACCCGCCACGCTGAAATCATGGAAGCTATCTTTGGTAACGGAGAGTTCTTCGACATCAAAGACGATGTTAGAGACTACAACAACAATCCGATGGATGTTGAAGCCATTAAGGTACAACTCAAAGAAGATTTAGAAAAACATAAGATTCGTAAGTCTATCGACCAAATCGAATTGATGGCTGAGATTTATGGTACTGGTATTGGTGAGATTATCGTCAAGCAAGAGAAAGAGTTTGTTCCTGCAACGATGCCAATGCCGGGCATGACTCAAGCAGCCTATGGCGTACAAGAGAAAGAATACTTCTGCGTTAAGGTTAATCCTGTTAATCCTAAGAACTTCCTCATTGACCCCAACGCTACCTCAATTGATGATGCGATGGGCTGCGCTATTGAAAAGTTTGTGTCAATTCACAAAGTGGTTGAGGGCATGGAAAAAGGTATCTATCGTAAGGTAGACATCGGACCCGCTGGCAACGACGATGACTTAGAAGTGACTCAAGAAGTCGTTCAGTACCAAGACGACAAAGTTAAACTTCTGACATACTACGGCTTAGTTCCAAAAGAATATCTAGAGCAGTTAGAGAACAAAGATGAAGAAGTTGTTGACCTCTTTCCTGAAGACAGTACTGCTGATACCTATAGTGGTCTAGTCGAAGCGATTGTTGTTATCGCTAATGATGGACTCTTACTCAAGGCTGAGAAGAATCCCTACATGATGCAAGACCGCCCTGTGTTGGCATATCAAGATGATACTGTCCCCAATCGTTTTTGGGGTCGTGGCACTGTTGAGAAAGCCTACAATATGCAAAAGGCTATCGATGCTCAACTACGCAGTCATCTAGATAGCTTGGCACTGACAACAGCCCCAATGATTGCAATGGATGCTACTCGTCTACCTCGTGGCTCACGCTTTGAAGTTAAGCCCGGTAAAGCAATCCTTACTAATGGTAATCCAGCAGAGATTCTATTCCCATTCAAGTTCGGACAAACATCGCCAGAGAACTTTAATACCTCCAAAGAATTTGAGCGTATGCTTCTAATGGCAACTGGCACATTAGATAGCCAAGGAGTAGTATCACAGGCTTCCAGAGACGCTTCTGGTGCTGGTATGTCTATGGCAATGGCTGGCATTATCAAGAAGTATAAGCGGACTCTGACGAACTTCCAAGAAGACTTTATGGTTCCGCTGATTAAGAAAGCAGCCTTCCGTTATATGCAGTTTGACCCTGAGCGTTATCCATCGGTAGACATGAAGTTCATGCCTAGCGCTACCTTGGGTATTATGGCTCGTGAGTACGAACAACAGCAACTTATTGGCTTGTTACAGACTCTTGGACCGAATACTCCAGTACTGCCAATCATCCTTAAAGGCATTATTGGTAACTCTAGCCTATCTAATAGGGCTGAATTGGAGCAAGCATTGACCCAAATGAGTCAACCAGACCCACAACAAGCGCAAATGCAGCAAATGGCGCTACAGATGGATATGCAACAGAAGCAAGCCACTACCCAGTCACTACAGGCTAGGGCGCAAAGAGACTCTGCAGAGGCTGCTAAGACGGTTGTAGAGACCCAATTGATGCCAGAAGAGCTTCGTGCTAAGGTTATTAGTTCGCTTTCTACCAACATTGATGGCAAAAACCAAGAATCTGAGTTCGCTAAACGAGCTAAGATAGCAGAATTGATGCTCAAAGAAGCCGATATTAAAAATAAAGGCAAGATTGTTGAGCTTCAGATGCAAAAACAACAAAAGATGTAAAAATTACTTGACTTTTTTATAAAGTTGTGGTAAAATGCGGTTATAAATGTAAGTGAGTACTTACATACATTCTCCAACAAGGACAAAGAATGATAGACAAGAAACTACAAGAATACTATGAGAGTCGCTTTGCAATGATGACGACTCAAGGTTGGTTAGATTTGATGGAAGATGCACAGAATATGTTCAATTCCTTAAATCAAGTTCTACCAATCCAAAACGAGACTGATTTACAACTAAAGCGTGGACAACTGGACATTCTCCAGTGGTTAATCAGCTTAAAAGATGTTTCAGAGCAATCCTACGAACAGCTCTTGTCGGGAGACACGGCGAATGAGTAGGAAGTTATATGACTTTAAATGCTCAGAAGGACATATCACAGAGAGTTTTGTTGGAGATAAAACAACAGTAATTCGTTGTGAATGTGGTTTAGATGCTAACCGAATTATTTCGCCTATACGAATTAGTTTAGATGGCACTGACCCTGTTTTTGTGTCTGCCTACGATAGATGGGCGAAAAGGCACGAAGACAAACAGAAGCAAGAAGCAAAGCAAAACGCCTGAGATACCTTTATTGGGAAATAAAGCCTCAGATTATTAATCCTAAAATCACTTGATTCGGTGACAGGAGACTTTAAATGGCAGCAACATTTATTCAAGACGAAGAACTGTTTGAAAGCAATGAGCAAGAAGTAGTACAAGATGTTACAACTCCAGAGGCATCTACAAACGATGCACAACCTGCAGTTAAACAACAAGAACCAGTAGACGAGTTACCTGAGAAGTATCGAGGTAAATCCGCATCAGAGATTGCAAAGATGCACCAAGAGGCTGAAAAGCTCATTGGTCGTCAAGCAAACGAGGTTCACGAAGTACGAAGTCTTGCAGACCAGCTTTTAAAGCAACAACTCGAAGCTCGAACAAAAGAAACACCGCCTATTGAAGAATCGCTTGAAGAAGACTTTTTTGTCGACCCTAAACAGGCTGTCAACAGACAAGTAGAAAAGCATCCCGCTGTAATTGAAGCTAGACAAGCAGCATTAGAAATGAAGAAGATGAAGACGGCACAACAACTGTCGGCTAAACATCCTGATTTTACCACTATCGCACAAGATACTGGATTCCAAGATTGGGTTAAATCTTCTAAGATTCGACTGAACTTGTTTGCCAAAGCTGATGCAGAATTTGACTTTGATGCCGCTGATGAATTGTTAAGTACTTACAAAGAACTTAAACAAATCAAACAGCAGACTCAAACGACTCAAACTGCAGCAGTAGAAAGCAAAGCTCAAGAACAAGCAATGAAGGCAGCTACAGTTGATGTTGGTGGTGCTGGCGAGAGTAGCCGAAAAGTATATCGTCGAGCAGACCTAATTAAATTGAAACTTACCGACCCTAGTCGTTATGAAGCACTGCAGGATGATATCCTAGCAGCATACGCCGATGGAAGAGTTAAGTAATTTTAGACTTAATAATTAACAAAGGATATTAATCATGGCAGCAGTAACATACCCCGGCGGTAGTACATCTATCGTCAACAAAACAGCAGCAGACAAGTTTATTCCAGAGATTTGGAGTGACGAAGTAGTAGCTGCATACAAAGCAAACTTAGTTCTTGCAAACCTCGTCCGTAAAATGTCTTTCAAAGGCAAAAAAGGCGACACATTGCATATTCCTAAGCCAACTCGTGGCACAGCAACGGCTAAAGCAGCTAACACTGCAGTAACCATTCAAGCTAACACCGAGAGCGAAGTACAAGTCCTTATCGACCAGCACTTCGAGTATAGCCGTTTCATCGAAGACATCGTCGAGACTCAAGCATTGTCTTCCTTGCGTTCTTTCTACACTGACGACGCTGGTTATGCTTTAGCTAAGAAAGTTGACGACACTCTCATCGCTTTAGGTAAGTCCTTTGGCGACGGTGACGCTTCTGACTGGGTTCATAGCAATGTGTATTACATCGACTCAAGCACTGGCTTAACATTGTACGCAGAAGATACCGTTGTTACTGGCGATGTATTTACCGATGCTGGTTTCCGTAAACTCATCCAGTTGATGGACGACGCTGATGTTCCAATGGATGGTCGTAAGTTTGCTATTCCTCCATCACTCCGCAACGCTATCATGGGTATTGACCGTTACAATAGCTCTGACTTCGTTGATGGTCGTGGCGTAAACAATGGTCAAATTGGTAAGTTGTATGGCATTGATATCTATGTATCAAGCAATATGCCTATTATCGAGACCGCTGCGGCTAACTCTGTTGGCGACGCAGTTAAAGCTGCTCTCTTATTCCATACTGATACTATGGTCTTTGCCGAGCAACTTGGTGTTCGTTCCCAGACTCAGTACAAGCAAGAATACTTGTCGACTCTCTATACCGCTGATACCCTCTTCGGTACTAAAGTAGTTCGCCCAGAAGCTGGCTTCGTACTCGCTGTAAACGCCTAATATTGGCTCTCAAGCTCCTTAGCTACGGCTAGGGAGTTTGTTTAAGTGCATTCCTAGAGTGTATTTAGACAAACATAGGAGATTACTTTGAGCCTATATCGGGGACCCGGTGGGTCAGGAGACGCTACAAACGATGCTTCTAGTCAAGCAGTTTTAGCCACTGCCGCAGCAAACGCAGCAGAAGTATCTAAGAATCAAGCACAAGCATCTGCGTCAGCAGCATCATCTTCAGCGTCATCAGCAAGTACATCTGCGACTAACGCCTCTAATTCAGCATCCTCTGCCGCAGCGTCAGTAGCAAGTATCGGTACTTCTGTTAGTGATGCAGCAACTTCAGCAAGTAACGCTAGTACTTCAGCAACTAATGCAGCATCGTCTGCGTCATCGGCATCAACTTCTGCGACTAATGCAAGCAATAGTTCTTCATCGGCATCCACTAGCGCTAGTAATGCAAGCACATCGGCATCAAATGCGTCTACAAGCGCTACCAACGCTTCTAACAGCGCCACAACCGCATCAACAGCAGCAACTAATGCTGGTACAAGTGCAACTAATGCAGCATCGTCTGCGTCCACAGCATCAACTGCAGCAACCAATGCGAGTAACAGTGCTTCGTCAGCATCAACCTCTGCAAGCAATGCTAGTTCTTCTGCATCATCTGCCTCGTCGTCAGCATCAACCGCTACGACACAAGCAAGTAATGCTAGTACATCGGCGACTAATGCAGCATCGTCTGCCTCATCTGCATCAACATCGGCAACAAACGCCAGTAACAGTGCCTCAACAGCATCTACAGCAGCAACCAATGCGTCAGCAGCTCAGGTCGCAGCAGAAACCGCTAGAGACCAGACACTAACAGCTTACGATAACTTTGATGATAGATATTTAGGAGCTAAGGCTTCTAATCCTACATTAGATAATGATGGCAATGCTCTGACTGCTGGGGCGTTGTATTTTAATAGCACTGACGGTGCAATGCGGGTTTATACGGGTTCTGTGTGGGTTGATGCCTACGCTGCTGGAACCAGTTTCTTAGCAAAAACTAACAATTTAAGCGATTTAGTATCTACATCAACTGCTAGAACTAATTTAGGTGTTGCTATAGGTGTTAATGTTCAAGCATGGGATGCTGATTTAGATACTTGGGCGACTAAAACTGCTCCTTCTGGAACTGTTTTAGGAACTACAGATACACAGACTTTAACCAATAAGACCATCTCTGGAGCAAATAATACTTTATCCAATATTGGTAATTCGTCACTGACAAACAGTGCAATAACCATTAATGGAAGCTCTACAGCACTTGGCGGTTCAATTTCAGTAGGAACAGTCACCAGTGTTACTGGAACATCTCCGATTGTTTCTAGCGGTGGAAACACCCCTGCAATCTCGATACCAGCAGCAACTTCGAGTGTTAATGGTTACTTAACCAGCACTGATTGGACCACATTTAATGGTAAACAAGCTACTTTAGTTAGTGGCACAAACATCAAGACTGTTGGTGGGGTTAGTCTCCTAGGTTCTGGCGATTTAGGTACTCTAACAGTAGCCTACGGCGGAACTGGAGCTACCACGCTAACAGGATACATTAAAGGCTCTGGAACCAGTGCTTTTACAGCTAGTTCGACAATTCCGGGGTCAGATATTGATGGAACAATAGATGGTGGAAGTTTTTAAAAAAGACTTGACAAAACAGTCAATTTGTGTTATCATTAGGAAATAAACTATGCCTACAATCTTAAAACTTAAAAACAGTGTAACAACGACTGCTGCTCCTGCCACTTTGGTACAGGGCGAAGCCGCTGTTAACATTACCGACAAGAAGGTTTGGGTCGGTAACGCTGCGTCTTCTCCAGTTCAAATCTTAGGTGCTGGAGCAACCGTAGCAGGAACTACTTTAACTATGACCGGAGATGGTACTTTCTCTGGCACTGGTCAATTAAAAGTACCTGCAGGAACAACTGGACAGCGTAGCGGTTCTCCTGCTGCGGGTATGATTCGATATAACTCCACCACAGGTGGATTTGAAGGCTACACAACTGCATGGGGTTCTATCGGTGGCGGCGCTACTGGAGCAGGTGGTGATACAGTATTTCAAGAGAATTCACCTACTGTGACAACCTCTTACACACTATCAACAGGAAAAAATGCTATGTCTGTAGGTCCAATCACAATCAATAGCGGTGCAACAGTAACAGTACCATCTGGTGCTAGATGGGTGGTATTATGAGTCTCATACTACAGGGGTCAACTAGCGGTTCAGTTACATTACAAGAACCAGCCGTTGCTGGTACTACTGTATTAGACTTGCCAGCCGTATCAGGAACAGTCCTTACAACTACATCACCTAAAGCTGGTAATGTAATTCAGGTGGTTCAAGGTACAACTTCAACCGCTAATTCAAATTCAACGAATACATACGCTGATACTGGATTAACTGCAACTATTACACCTACTAGTGCTACAAGCAAAATATTAATTATTTACAATCATGGTCAAACTTCAAAAGAAGGTGGAACACAATTAGCTACTAGACTATTAAGGGGTTCAACAACAGTTTATCAAAATCAATTTTTTGATTTAGATACAAATACAGCGGCAAGAAACAAAGTTTCTACTGGTGGATTGTATTTAGATTCACCAGCAACAACATCTTCTACTACATATAAAACTCAATTTATGAGTGCTCAAAATATAGCTTCAGTAGGAGTTATGAATGATAATTCAACGGCAGTAATGATTCTTATGGAGATAGCGGCATGAACCATAGTATTATCTTCAAACTAAATCCTAATGTTGCTACCATTCGTGGCGATGTCGCTTACGATGCAGACGGCAACGAAGTCGCATACGATAAAGATGCAGTTCAGGCTTATGTAGATGCTCATGCTTATATTGCTAAACGAGCCGCAGAATACCCGCCAGTCACAGATTGGTTAGACGGAATGGTAAAGGGTGACCAAGCACAGATTGATAAATACATTGCTGACTGCTTGGCGGTCAAGGCTAAGTATCCAAAAGGAGTAGCATAATGGCATCAATTATTACAGCCACAACTACAAGTGGATTAACCCAATCTGCTGACAATAGCGGTGTATTACAGTTAGCATCGGGTACTGGTAACTTAGTTACTGTTCCATCGGTAACAGGCACAGCAATGGTTAGCGGTAATATGCCAGCGTTTAGTGCTTATAAATCTTCAGCAAGTCAGTCAATGACAACCAATGTTTTTTCAAAAGTAACGTTTGAAACAGAAACATTTGATACAAACAATAATTTTGCATCGTCTACTTTTACTCCGAGTGTCGCTGGATACTATCAGTTAAATGCTACTGCTGACTGTGGTTCAGCTTCTGTTACACGAGGTTTAATAGCCATATATAAAAACGGTTCTTTATATAAATATTCTGGTTTATACGTTGTGCCAGCATTTTCTGAAAGTGCTATAAATATTTCTGATGTTGTTTATTTAAATGGGTCAACTGATTATGTTGAAATATATGTAAGATTAGACGGTGGAACAGTAATTATCTATGGCGGTGGTATAGCTTATACATATTTTAGCGGTTCAATGGTAAGGGCAGCATAATGAATTTATACGAAAAAATTATTGCTTTATATCCTTCTTTAACAAACGATGACTTTCATCCAAGAAATGGAACAATCACACTTCAAAACGATTCAGACGGCAAAGGCGATTACATAGCAAAGTGGGAACACCCAACCTTGCCACGCCCAACAGATGAGGAGTTAGCATAATGGCATTTGTGCCTAGCCCTGAAGCCGTTAGCTGTGTTTATTGGGTTCACAGACCCGAACATACTGACATCTTGCGTCAAGGCTATGTAGGCATTTCTAAGCGGTTTGAACGCAGAATTTGGGAGCATCTTAAATTAACCCAAAACAGATACCTAAAGAACGCAATCAACAAGTACGGCTGGGATAACTTGGTCAAAGAAAAGGTGCTAATTGGCAAAGAAGATTACTGCCTAGAGATTGAATCCAAGCTACGACCAGCAGATAAGATTGGTTGGAACTTGGTCAAAGGTGGTAACAAGCCACCAATTAATCGTTGGAACGCTGGCACAAAAGGATTAACTGTTGCATGGAATAAAGGCTTAAAAATGTCGGATGAGGTAAAAGAAAAAGTCCGCAAAGCCGCCAAAGAGCAATGGCAAAGACAAGGTATGCGTGAATTACTTTCTAGTATTAAAAAGGGCAAACCATCTAATATGGCTGGTAAAAAACATAGCCCTGAAACTATTGAGCGTATGCGTTTGGTTAAAATTGGTAAACCATCAGGCAAAAAAGGTATGAAAATGTCGCAAGAGCATAACGACAAAATGAAAGAATTAGCCAAAGCACAGGCTTGGACTTGCCCACATTGCGATACAAGTGGGTTTAGTAAAGGTGCTGGAAATAGATGGCACTTTGATAACTGTAAAGGAGCAAGATAATGCCACCAGTAACTATAAATGGCGATACTGGGATTGTTACTCCCATGTACAACGGGAGTATTACTGCTAATGCGGTAACTCCATCCGTTAATATGAAGAACCGCATCATAAACGGCAATATGGTTATTAGTCAGCGTAACGGCACAACTGCTACAACTACTGCTGATGATTATCCAGTAGATAGATTCCAAATTGCCAATGTAAGTGCGGCTACTTTTTCTGCGGTTCAATCTACTACTGCTCCCGCTGGATTTAATAACTCTTTTTACTTTAATGTTACTGCGGCTGATTCATCTGTAACTGGCTCTGATAGAACATTTATTCGCCAAAGAATTGAAGGCTACAATATTGCTGACTTAGGTTTTGGTACTGCTTCAGCTAAAACAATTACTCTTTCAGCATGGGTATATTCAAGTGTTACTGGAACTTTTGGCGGTGCAATCCTTAACAACGCTGAAGATAGAAGTTACGCATTTACTTATTCCATTGCATCAGCAAATACATGGACACAAATTAGCGTAACCATTGCTGGCGATACAAGTGGAACTTGGCTTACAACTAATGGTCGTGGCATGAATGTGTTGTTTAGTTTAGGAATGGGTAGTTCATTGACAACTGCGGCTGGTTCTTGGACTGCTGGTCAATTCTATTCCGCTAATGGATGCACAAACCTTATTTCTACTAATGGTGCTAATTTCTACATCACAGGAGTTCAGCTAGAGGTAGGCTCTACAGCTACTAGCTTTGATTACAGACCTTATGGAACTGAATTAAATTTATGTCAAAGGTATTATGCAAAAATGAGTACTGGCGGGT